AGTCGCTAATAACAATGCCAATGTAACAACAGTCGCAGGCATATCAGGAAACGTAACTACAGTCGCTGGTATTTCTGCAGATGTAACTGCTGTCGCTGCTGACGCTACAGATATTGGAGCAGTCGCAGCTAAAGCTACAGAAATAGGATTGTTAGGAACTGCCGATGCAGTAGCCGACATGGCAATCTTAGGAACTGCAGATGTAGTTGCAGATATGAATACTTTAGGAACTGCTGATGTTGTAGCTGACATGAATACTTTAGGAACTGCAGATGTTGTAACTGATATGAATACACTTGGAACTGCTGATGTTGTTAATGACATGAACGTACTTGGTACTTCAGGCAATGTTACAAATATGAATACCCTTGCTGGTATCTCAAGTGATATTACAACTGTTTCAGGAATTGCTGCAAACACAACAACTGTCGCTGGAGTTGCAGCTAATGTAACTACAGTCGCAGGTATTTCTTCAGATGTGACAACTGCTGCTGGTAATAATGCAAATATCACTACAGTTGCAGGAGCAAACTCAAATATTTCAACAGTTGCTGGTGCTATTGCTAATGTAAATACAGTAGCTTCCAATGTTGCAGGAGTTAATAGTTTTGCTGAAAGATATAGAGTTGATAGCTCAGACCCTTCATCATCTCTTGATGCAGGAGACTTAGCATTTAATACAAGTGCAAATGCTCTTAAATATTATGATGGTTCAGCTTGGCAACAAATTGTTGCTGGCTCATTAACATCTATAGTTCAAGATGGTTCACCTCAACTTGGAGGCGATTTAGATTTAAATTCAAACGACATTACAGGAACAGGTAACATTAATATAACAGGTGGAGTAACCATGAGTGGTAACTTGACTGTTAATGGTACGACTACGACTATCAATTCAACTACTTTAACTGTTGATGATAAAAATATGGTTCTAGCAAGTGGAGCTGCAGATAGTTCTGCTGCAGATGGCTCAGGTATTACAATAGATGGTGCAAGTGCTGAATTAAAATATGTTCACTCAGGAACTAAATGGACTGTTAATAAAGATTTTGATGTTACAGGAAATATAATCGTATCAGGAACTGTAGATGGAATAGATATAGCAACAAGAGATGCAGTATTAACTAGCACAACAACTACTGCTGGAGCTGCCTTGCCTAAAGCAGGTGGCACGATGACAGGAAATATTACATTTAATGCAGGACAGGCAACAGGTAACTCAGGATTAGTGCCTGCAGCAGGAACTTCTGGCCACTTCCTAGCTCACGATGGAGCTTTTGCGCAAGTTGCTTATTCAGACTTATCAGGAACGCCAACAATACCTGCAGCAGTAGGTGGAGCTTCAGGAGTACACTTTAACGATAACGTCAAAATAACTGCAGGTGATTCAGGAACGCCAGATTTAGAAATATACCATGATGGTACTAATTCTATTATTGCAGATACAAATAATGGAGATTTAAAGATAAGAGGTGGAACAGAAATAGCTATTGAAAAGTCTGATGGTACTAGCATGGCTAAATTTCAAAATGATGGCTATGTTAAATTGTATCATTCAGGTTCTGAGAAATTGTCCACTACCGCAAGTGGCATTTACTTAGGCGATAATGTTAAAGCAACTTTCGGAGATGCAACTACACCAGACTTAGAAATTTACCATGATGGTACTGATAATAATACTTATATAGATGAAAATGGTTCGGGTAGTTTAATTCTTCGTGGGAATGATTTACTTCTTAAAAAATATACTGGTGAAACTTATGTACATTGTGTAGTAGATGGAGCAGTAACTCTTTATCACGATAATTCTGCAAAACTTGCAACAGGCTCAGGTGGAGTTGATATTACTGGAACTGCAACTGCAACAACATTTGATGGTTTACTTGAAACAGGGGTAGCATTGAAGACGGGTGCTTGGTATTCAGATAATGCTGGTAACGGAACTCAATCACAAAGATTTTATTTCTATAATAACGGAACAACAATTTTACATAGTGCTGATGCTTGGCTATTCCAAAATAACAACGCAACTAAATTCACAATAGATAGCTCTGGTAATGCGACTGCTGTTGGTAATGTTACAGCTTATTCAGATGAAAGATTAAAGTCAGATGTAAAGACAATTGACAATGCTTTAGACAAAGTTTCTCAAATGCGAGGTGTTACATATACTAAAGATAACGAAAAAGGTTCTGGTGTTATCGCACAAGAAATAGAAAAAATAGCTCCTGAGTTAGTTATGGATGGTGAGTATAAGTCTGTAGCTTATGGCAATACAGTTGGGTATTTAATTGAGGCAATAAAAGAACTCAAAGCAGAAATTGAAGAACTAAAAGGAGGTAAGTAATGGCTCTGCAAAGTAGTGGAGCAATCTCTCTTAATGAAATGCACATTGAAGCAGGAGGAAGCTCTGGCTCTCAATGTACAGTCAACGATAGTGATATTAGAGGTTTAATTGGTAAAGGCTCTGGTGCTCAAATGGCATTCAATGAGTGGTATGGTGCTAGTGCTGTTAATGACTGTTCTTTTAATGGCAGTACAATAACAAAAACTCACCAGTTTATCCAGAATACATACACCACAAAAGGTTATTGCGGTAGTGGTAGCAGAGGGTCACTGGGATATTTTCAACAAGATTATAGTGGCGGAGGTACTGCATCAGACCGAATATTTCAAGGAAATGGTTCAACAAAATGGTTTCTTGTCGCAGCGATGGCTTCAAATGTAGTAAATACAAAATTTGGTACTAACACATACGAGATAGAATTGTTCTTTGCTACGAGATATACAGGAACAGGTTTTAATACAACAGCATTACCTGCAGGTGTTACAGGTTTTGGTATTTACGGAGACCCAAATCCTTGGGGTGTGATAGAGGTATGGTACGAAGTTCAAAACTTGGCATTTAAAGTTAATGGTACTCAATATGCTGCTATACCTGCTTATAATGCCACCAGTAATGCAGCACTTACAGGTAATGGCATAAACCTAAGAGGTGGAGGTGCACAAAACCCCTCTCAATCCCAGATAGATGTAGAATCTATGGACGATTACCATTGCTGTTCTTGGGTAATAACTGACACACACAGCTCAACAGGAAGTACAACTATTGGTAGTAATATATTAAACGAATTTACAGGCAATTTTACTGTGGAGTTTTCATAACATTATGATTGAACATGAAAGAAAAGCATTTTCAATAAAGGATTGTTTTTTAGATAAACTTACACTTACCAAAAAAGGTGGAGCATTTAGCTCATCTTGTGGAACTATGGCTGCCACAAGAATATCTATGCAAAAACTTTTAGAGAAAGGACAAGGTGGTTTTGATGTCAATTATCTTAATGGCAACAAAAACATTATTTCTAATCACAATGTTTGCGGACAAGTAGTTTTAGATGGAACTCATATAATGACGCAAGAGTGGGAAGTTGGAGTAGATAGTATTACAGAAGATGATGTTAAAGAGTACATTGAGTATATAAAAACAACACCTCAATATGGCAGCTCAGATTACAATATGGAAGAAGGCATTTTGCGTCTATATCCAAAATATTCAGGTATAACTGAGTGGTGGGAAGGCAACATTTTAGGTTATTTACTAAACACACCGCTTCACACAACTGTAGCTGACGAAGACAATACAAGTTGTTTATTACTAAAAGACCACATTTCATTTAATTACAGACAAATTGATATAGCTGCTAATAGTGAATTCAATTTAGAAAAGAAAGAAGAAGCGGATTATCCTGACGATTGTTACTTCTATATACAACGTGAATGTGAAATAGATGGAGATGCTTACGATAAAGATACATTCCAACAACAATCGAGTACCCCAACAATTAAAAACTTAACTGATAAACCAAACAGGATTGTCCAAATATGGAGAAGGTATAAGCCTGAAACTTATGGAACTTATCTTTAAATGACTACAAGCAAAGGAGACGAAGTGAATAGTGAAGAAGTAACAAATGCAATTATGCAAAGAGTTTATGCGAAAGAAAAAGAAATCGTAGAACTCACATTAATTATTAACAAACTAACAAACGAAATTAACACATTGAAAAAACCAACGGAGGAAAAACTTAATGGAAAAAATAATAAAAAAGATTAAAGAAAATTGGAGCTATGCTATTTGGTATGAAGTACCATTGTTTGCAGTTGCAATACTTGTAATCGCTACAGCAATCATATTCTAAGTATGATGAAAGATGTTCAAGAGTTAAATCTTGAAATAGAACGTATTCACACCGATATTAAACTCATTGACCAATCTTTAGACCACATAAAAACAAATCATTTAGCCCATATCGAAAGAGACATTGACCGCATTCATAAGGTTATGTGGGCTGTTGGATTTGGCGTATTTACACAATTTATAATTATCTTAAGAGACTTTCTAATTACATAAAATGTTACAAATGTTAATCAAACCCTTGCTAGGAGTAGCAGGAGATGCGATTAAAGGTTTCGTTGATACTAAGAAAGCTAAAGCAGAACAGAAACTAACTGCTATTAAAGCTGAAACAGAAATCAAAAAGAAACAAATATCAGGTGAAATAGATTGGGATGTTGAAGCTATTAAAGGCAGCCAAGATAGTTGGAAGGATGAATATTTAACCATCCTGTTCAGCATACCATTATTATTATGCTTCCTTCCGTTTACTGTTGAATATGTAGAGAGAGGATTTGCTGCGTTAGCAATGACTCCTGATTGGTATAAATACACTCTAGGTGTAATCGTAAGTGCTTCATTTGGGATAAAGGGAGCAACTAAATTCTTTGGGAAGAAATAATGGTTTGGAGCATAGCTGTAATGCTGGTGTTCTCAGGAGTGGCTGAACCAACTACTCAATTTTGGCAACACAAAGACTTCACAAACAAAGAAGATTGCCACGAATACGTTTATAAAAACAAAGTAAAGCTCGTTGATAGCGTCTTGACTGATTTTAGAAACTTTGATGGCAAGGTCTTAAGTGGATTTGAGTTCTTCTGTCAGGGTACGACACTAGAGGAAGTATGAAGATAAGTGAAAACACCTCAATCTCGATGCCAGCTCGTAATCTTATCAGCATTATTGGTGCTGTTATTGTGGGTGCTTGGTTCGGGTTTGGCGTCATTGAACGACTTAATATTATAGAAACAGAATTACAGTTGATGAGCCAAGACTTACTTGAAGCATCAACACAAAAACCTATAGACCAAGAGCAATATATGCTTTTGGAATTTATTTCAAAAGAGCATTCAAAACTTAAGGAAGATGTAGAAGAGAAACTACCAAAAATTGATAGTATTGATATGCACGCCCAGTTCTTAGAGGAACGCATAATAGATTTAGAACAACTAACAGACAAACTTAGAAACGGAGGAGGCCATGATTAAGGTAGTCTTTGCTGTCTTAATGATAAGCAATGGCAATGTAATTGAGTACGTACCAACAGGTGCAGGAGCTGAAGGAATGTCTAGTTGTTTAGAACAGAAAAGAAGTGTTGAACGCAGCTCCAACGCAGAAGAACAAGATGGGTTGGTTATCCGCTGTGAAGAATTGCGTGTTGAGCTGTACGAAGATTGCGTTGGTACTACCTGTCGCACAAAAATCAAAAGAATAATCGAAGACTAAACCCATGATTTATCGGTGGAAGGGTTTTAGGTTTCCTCCAAGAGACCCAAAAATGGATAAAGCAATAGTTATGCTTGTTATCTTGTTACTCCTCCTTTGGAGTACAGATGGAGTGTAAACATTGCGAACACGAATGCCATTGTAGCAAGAAGTGTTCAGGGTGTGATTGTGAGAAGTGCGAACACAATGCACTTGATGAGTTTTACAAAGATTTAGGACGAAATAATGAAACGAACTAAGAGCTATATAGCTCACGAACCTGTCAGAAAAGGGACTTCTCTTGGAAGAAGACCGATTACCTCCTCAATGAATAAAAACAAAAGGAGAAACCAAAAGAAGAATGGTTACAGAGGACAAGGCAAAAGAAGATAGTATTGAACAGATTGTAGATGAACTTCCAATATTACTCGTTAAACAAGCCTATAAAAAATTAAAGTCTGGTGAAGACCTGACAGCTTCAGAAATGAAAGTCTGTTTAGAGGTCTGCAAGACTTATAGCTCAGAAGATATTGTTAAAAAGGCGAATAACATTCTTGATGATGTTCCCTTTGATGTAGATGAGTAAGATAAATAACTTTAAAAATTTTCTGTATTTATGTTGGAAACATTTAAACTTACCTGAACCAACACCAATACAATACGATATTGCTGATTACCTGCAGGCGGAAGACAAACGATTAGTCATTCAAGCCTTCAGAGGTGTCGGTAAAAGTTGGATTACTTCAGCTTTCGTCTGTCATCAATTACTATTAAATCCTAATAGGAATATTTTAGTGGTCTCAGCTAGTAAAACTAGAGCTGATGACTTCTCAACATTCACACAAAGGTTGATTAGTGAGATGCCAATACTAACTCACCTACAACCTAGAGATAATCAAAGACACAGTAAGGTTAGCTTTGATGTTGCTCCTGCGAGAGCTTCACACGCACCTTCAGTTAAGTCTATGGGAATAACAGGCCAGCTAACAGGCTCAAGGGCGGATTTAATTATTGCAGATGACGTTGAGAGTGCAAATAACTCTCAGACACAGCTAATGAGAGACCGATTAGGTGAAACTGTAAAAGAATTTGATGCGATTATTAAACCAGAGGTAGGTAGGATTGTCTTTTTAGGCACACCACAAACAGAAATGTCTCTTTATAACTCTTTAGAAGAGAGAGGTTTTAAAACTAGAGTATGGCCTGCGCTATATCCAAGTAACTTACAGAAGATAGGTTATGGAGAGAAATTAGCTGCAGTTATAGCTAAAGAAAAAGACCTTGAAGGTAAACCAACAGACCCTGATAGGTTTAATGAAATCGATTTAATGGAACGTCTTGGTTCGTATGGGCGAAGTGGGTTCAATTTGCAATTCATGTTGGATACAACATTAAGTGATGCAAACAAATATCCACTCAAACTAAACGACCTCATTCTTGTTTCAGGTTGCACCTCATGGAAGGAAGCACCTGCAAAAATACAATGGGCATCAGGACGAGACCAACTTCAGGCGGTTAGCCCAGATATACCAAACGTAGGTCTTAAAGCTGATTACTTCACCTCATATTTATATATGAGTGATGAATTTGCGCCTTTTGAGGGTTCAGTTATGTCAATTGACCCCTCAGGGCGTGGAGAAGATAAAACAGCTTATTGCGTACTGAAAATGTTGCATGGCATTTTGTACTTAACAGCCATAGGTGCTCTTGATGGAGGATATTCAGGAGAGACTTTGGAGCAATTAGCAAATATTGCCAAAGCTCAAAGCGTTAATTACGTGGTTATTGAGTCTAACTTTGGTGATGGAATGGCAACTCAGTTGCTTAAACCTGTTATGTCAAAGATACATCCTTGCGAGATTGAAGAAGTAAGACACTCAATCCAAAAGGAGAAGCGTATCATTGATACCTTAGAGCCTATTATGAACACGCACAGGCTTGTAGTGGATGAAGAGATTGTTAAAGATGACTTCCAGCTAGCTCCAGACCATCAACTGTTTAGACAGATGACTAGGATTACAAGAGATAAGGGAGCCTTAAGGCATGATGACCAGATAGACGCATTAGCAATAGCAGCTAACTATTGGGTGGAGAGAATGGACAGAGACCAGATACTCGCATTTGACGAACACAAAGCAGAATTATTGGACAGAGATTTAGAAAAATTTATGGAAACAACAATAGGAAGAAAACCTAAAGGAGATAAATGGATATGAAATATTCCGAAATAAAAAATTCAATTAAAAAACACGAAGGCTATCGCTTGGAACCCTACAAATGCACGGAGGGACACTTAACAGGTGGAATAGGACATAAGATACTAGAGGGAGAAGAGATACCTACAACTGAAGAAGGTTGGTTAAAGTTATTTGATAATGATTTTGAAAAGGCTCTTAATGGAGCAAAGAGACTCATAGAAGAAGAAAAGACTCACCCGACAGCATTTGGTATTGTAGTTGAGATGGTGTTCCAATTAGGTGAATTTGGAGTCTCTAAATTTAAGAATATGCTCGCAGCTTTAAAGAAGAATGATTACATGGATGCAGGTTGGGAGATGATGGATAGTAAGTGGGCTCAACAAACGCCTAATAGGGCAGAAGCCCTTTCTCTTAAAATGAGAACCCTTACGTAACATTTAATAAAAAAATCTGAGGGGGTATATCGTTATACGCTAGACATTTTTCCCCCCGTTGGGGGGTCGTTTAGGCTCCAAAAAAGGGCAATTGAGGTGATTTAAGGCGCAAAAAACCTATATAATGGCTTGATATGTTATCAATTGGCAAACCTACGGCATTTTTATTCTGTCTTTGTCTGCTATAGGGTCTATTTTTTTGCTGTGATTAAAGTACCCGTATAGAAGATAGCCAATGCCCCTTTCACATATATATATAGTATCTCTTAAGGTATCTCCTTTGGTATCTCCTAAGGTATAACCTTAGCTATTCTCTTACTATACCCACCCCCACTATTATTAATACTTACCTACCTTTTATTGCCTCTTTAAATTATTTTCACTTTTTTTGTATTTAGGGGTTGCAACTTAATGATTAATCGTTACATAGATGATATCAGTTAGTAGTTAGATTCTTTTTAAGTATTAACGGGGAGCATTTTTTGGCGTTAACCTCCTGAGGCATCTCGAAGCAAAATAAACGTTTATGGTAGTTCGCCCCTGAGAACTAAGTCGGATGAACAGGGACTAGTCGGATGTAGACCAGCACGCAAGGAGTGCACGGAACGAAGGCGGTAAGATTTTCTTAAGTAGGTCGTTCCATATTCAATCTTTAAATAGAGATATGAAAGCATAGGGGCAAGGGATTATATCCTGCTGTGCTTTCTTACCTCTATTTATAGGGGACAATCAAACAAACAAACAAAGGAGAAAATCTTATGGGCACAAGATGCAATATAAGAATAACTTATGGCGATACTAATATTTGGATATATCGTCATTGGGACGGCTACTTGTCTGAAACAGGCAAGGACGTTTACGACAAACTACAACAATCTACTGTAGATGCGCATTGCTTCGGCAATAAGGAGGAAGCGCAGAAGGTTAACATATTTAATTTTGTTAATTCTTTTTTAGTAGACAATCGCTATGAACTAACAACGGGCGAACATGGGGACATTGAGTTTTTATATCATTTTAAATTCAATGATAAGTCAGCTTGCTATGAGATAAGCTTATGGCAAAGGGCAGAAGATGCCTCATGGGAGGACGGACTTACTGAAGAAGACTTCCAAGCTTGGGCAGAAGGTCAGACTAGCTTTTATAACCCTTTTGAATTTACTTATTATGAGTTAGTTGAAAAGGCGATTGAAGCATCTGAAGAAAGGGTGAGGCAATTAAACAAAGAAGGGCGCTTACCTGACTACAAGTCATTGCAATTTAGAAAAAAGGCGGTGGCGGAATGACCTTTATAGACACACATAAAAATAGAATAAGATTGAGCGCAATGCAAAATCCCTTGAAGGCTTATTTCTTGGGTGGCTTTGAAACGTTGCCAAAATCAGTTCAAAGAAAGACAATTAATTTTCTTAGAGAAAGGGGCAAGATACCAAATGACAAAGTTCATTCTTAAGGCTTGGGATGTCTTTTGTTACTATTACGAGCATCCTAAAGGTATCTATTATGTCGTTCCACTTGGTGTAATGCTAGTGGTGCTAATAGAACTAAATATAATTTAAATGAAACTGAGGGGGAGCTTTGCTCCCTCTTGGCTTCGTTTAATAGCAATATAAAGAAGTGTATTTCTTTTGTTATTAATGAAGATTGAGAAAGTAATTATTGAAGCGCCTAATACACAAACGCAGATGAGGACGGGTCTAAATAGAATCTATGAGATTTATTGCTAGTTTATCTCATAGTATATCCGAGTACTAGCCAACGGCACGGGCATCCTCCACAGTGCGGTTCGGAGAGAACCCAAGCCTAATTCAGGTATATAAAAATGGGACATACAAGCTCCGATTCTGACTTGGTTGCTTTCTCTTTACTAGACGGCAAATGCAGACCTAAGTGCGACCTGTAGAGGGCAGACCTCTTTAAAAAACGGGTGGTGGTTGCCTGCACTTGCTTTCTTTACTAGACGGCAAACTTTAGGTTCTACATAGGTGTACATCTTAATACTTATGTTGCTGACTGAGCAGAATACAAATGAAACAGAACAGTCACTAAAGCAAGCCGTCTTTACTAGACAGCTGTTTATTAGATAGACATTGAGAGAATAAAAGAGTTCGACTTATGTTGCTGTGAGCCATAAGCGCCTTTCAATTATTCTAGTGTCTTTCTTTTACTAGACAGCAAACAATCAAACAAACAAGGAGAACAAAAAATGAAAGTCAAAGAATTAATAAGGCGATTAAAAAATTGTAATCCTAATAAAGAAATAAATTTTTACTTTTTAAAGGATTATAGTTTGAATAGTTGTGAATACGAAACATTAATAGAATGTAATGATAATGAGGAATTTGTAGAACTAACCACCAAACTTATTAATAGTGATGAAGGCGGTTGCGGTCAGGAGCTACAATGAATATATTTTTTTATCACGAAGAATACTTAAAAAATAAGTGAAACTGAGGGAGCTGTAAATTCAGCTCTCTTGGCTTCATTTAACAATGGAGATAATCAAACAAACAAGGAGTCAATATGATTTATACGAACCACATGGATACGGACAATCATTATTCAATTAATATTGATTTAGAAGATGGAACTTTTAGCTCTCAAATGATGCTAAAAGGAAAATACAGTTCTAAGAAATACCCACTAGGAACTACTAAGAAACAAATAGTTGCTAAGTTGGATAAGCTTTTTAATCAAAAAAATTAAGTGAAACTGAGGGAGATACTAGACTGTATCTCTCTTGGCTTCATTTAAGGGGGTCTTATATATGCCCCTAATTAAGTGAAGAAATGACAAGTGAAAAGTACAGGGATTTTTTTCTTTCTCCCCTGAGCTTTTTTGCTTGTTTTGTTATGTCGCTGTTTACTAGACAGCGTGTCTTACCAAATTTGCGTAGTTTACTAGACAGCACATAACTTCTTTGTTCATGTTGCTTAGTGGGGTTGTTTACTAGACAGCCCCCTAAGTTGGCATGGAATTACTAACAATATTTAATAGGACTTTTAATAATGACTTTTGAAATGCTTTTCAAAGTGGCGTATTTGGCCTTACTTACGGCCTTCTTAATTAACCAATATTCTTACTTAGACGCGGATTGGTGTTCTGCGGAGCTTGAGGTCTTGCGCCTCCAAGTAGATGAGATGCACACCACACTACAAGACTATTAACAGGTTTAATATTCTGTTAATAACTTTATTACCAAAAAGGTAAACTAATAGATGAAATTTATTTCTTTGAAGTGTTGACTTCATTTTTCTAAATACTTATTTTACTACCCAAGACAATCATTCTCGAATCATTGTTGTACGAAAGTGGGGAGATAAACTTTCGGAGGACGGCCATGATAGACGTTTTATATCTGTAAGTGCGCTTCGACATAGTTGCAGAGATGATTGTTTGAGCAACGAACTGAACACTAATAAATGCTTTTTAAATGCTACTTAGTCTTTGGAGTTAGTTCAACAGGTGATACTACACCACCTGCTTATTGAGTACCCGCAACTAGTATTCTCTAAGAAAATTCCTAGTAGGTTTTACTCTCGCGGTGAGAGCTCAAATTAGATTACATTGTAACCGCGTGATGGAATTAAGCCTGAAGCTGGGCGAGGCTTCACACTAGTAATTTTAAACATAAGGAGAATAACAATTGCGCGAGAAACATTTTTCAATTTTTGGATTTGATATTCAGTTTGAGTTTTGGCCTAGCAAATGGTCTTCCTTCAAATATAGCTGTTCCACTTGTCGAGAGTTTAAGTGGGAGAGAGTAGTTGATTGGGGCTATTGGCGTTTATTTATAAACAAGTAGATAGAACTCATTACTGCATAGCTAGCCACTATCGGCTATAATAACAACAGGCGTAGGAGAGGAGATTCTATATGCCAGATAACGTACGATATAGTTCTGTAAGTGTTACTAAGAAAGCACGTACAGATTTAACAAGGTTGCAGTCTGAGCTCAAAGAAGAGCACGGAGTTGATTTTTCAATTGCAAAAGTAATTGAGAAGTTGGCTTTGACTGAAGCTAAGAAATACTACGATAAAAAAGTATGAGTAGTGGAAGACGAGCAACATACAGGGTGAGTAAATACTTGTCCTTAGGTAACATTGGGAACATTTGGAGATTTAAAAAAAATAAATCATCGCAGTTTGCACCAACAACCATAATAGGTTTAGTTCCTACAGTTGCACATTCTAAAAAAGGGGAGGATAACAATGGCGAAGACGAAGACAAGAACTTTAAGTTCGGGTCAAGGCAAAGCTGAAAGTTTACTACGTATAGTTAAGATAATTAGAGAGCTTGACGAACGAATGGAAGCTCAACAATTAGCAATCTTTCTATACGTAGCTAGACATACGACAACACTATCTGATGGTATAACGATGGAAGAAATCGGAGGAGCTTTAGACTTAGCTCAATCGACAGTTTCCAGAAATGTTTTAAAATTATCTGAGAGAACAGGTATTAACAGATACACCAAAGAACGTGATATTGGTTTGGGTTTACTTGAAACAAGAATAGACCCGAACGAACTCAGACGTAAGGTGGTTTCTGTTACTGCGAGAGGACAGGCAATACATGACGCAATGGTTGATTATGTGAAACCTGTTCAGTCTATCGAAGATGATTTTGAGACAGTCATCTACAAAGGAGTGCCAAAAAGAGTTAAATCAGGCAAAGGGCAGTTTCGGACTGAGTTCAAAATGAATGTCAAAGAGCTTGAAGAGAGTTTAGCTTTGAGGCGCACACAAAGCGACCTTGAAGAATCTCATAAGCGATTTTTAGAAACAATTGCGAGAATTGAGGGTGCTCTTAAGGTACAAAAAAAACGTTATGCTGATAAAGACTTTAGACTTGCTACAGTAGAAAGAGCAATCAAAAGAGTTTCGGAGACGCAAGGTTCGCGTAAACGGAAGTAACCAAAAATAACATTAACCAGAAAGGATTTTATGGATGTTATAAGCATAAAGAACCCGCTATTACTGACTTCAGTACATAAGAAAGTAGTAGATGCAGGGTGGAACGCTACTCAGGCTAGGCTCGGTGAAAGAGCTATAGAAATGCTTGGGAAGCAAATCCTCGTAACAGAGGTAACTACAGCGCACATAGACGCATTAAAGGAGAAGTTAAAAGAAGCTGACCTAACGGACGCTTCAATTAATCGTTTCCTGACTGCTGTAAGTAAGATGTGTAAATATGCGTATCGTAGATACGAAACGTATCACATGACTTCGATGCCGTACTTTGAATATATCCCATTGGATAATGAAAGGGAGAGGTATCTGTCGCAGAAGGAGGAGGAGAAGCTTATAGAAGTATGTAAGTCTTTACATGATATGGAAACATATCGAGACTTCTTCTTATTTCTTCTTGATACGGGAATGCGTAAAGGTGAAGCATTAGGCTTTAAAGTTAAACAAGTGCATGAGCACAAAAACGAAGAGGGTAGAACTCGTCTCTATGTAAGATTAGCTGGTAACACAACCACTAAGAAGCATAAGAGAGTTGTTCCTTTAACGCCACGTGCTAGGGCAATTGTTGAACCTTTAATGGCGAAACTCACCGATGAAGATGTCGTTTTTGACCTGAACTATTGGACAGTTCAAAATCGATTTAACGATGTAAGAACTGAAATGGGTCTTGAAGATGACAAAGAGTTTACTCTTCATTGCCTACGCCACACTTACGCTTCGAGGTTAGTTCAAGCAGGAACGCCTCTCTACAAAGTAGGAACACTATTAGGACATTCTAATCCAAGAATGACGCAACGTTACGCGCACTTTGCACCTACCGACCTACTTGATGCAATAGATGTTTTAGATGACTTTAAAACTTCTGAAACCATTGCAAAGCCAATTGACAACCTAGCTAGTATCACCTAGCACTTTGCTTTTGATTATCATTTGGCTATAATAAAATAAAAACTTTATGAAGAAACTTAAGTTTATCAACGTTCTTGTGGTGCCCCCACACGGACTTGAACCGCGAACCTATTGATTACAAATCAGTAGAACAGAAAAGTGCGGTGATTAGCGTTCATTGATTAACGCTAGCACTTTGCTAGTTTCACGTGAAACTTAGTTTCTTCATAGATACAACTTTAAAGGAGATGTACTCTATGACGAAAATAATTGAAACCCTACCGACTTACCAAGACCAATTTGCTCTCGAAAAGCAAATGAAGGAAGGTGGTAAGCAAAGAACTTCCAAAAGACGTTTATCACACGTACAACGTGGTGAAGAAAGCGTTACCTCTTATGGGAAAGCAATGGTGGCAGCAACCATTAGGCCTTTAGCCCAAGCAATCAATGAATACCTAACAGCCGAGTCAAAAAGAAATACAGGTAGGCCAGAAATAGCCTATTTAAAATTATGTGAGGTAGAACCAGAAATTTCTGCACTTATCACAGCGAAGCATATTCTTAACTCGATAACCCAGCAAAAAGCCTTTACCGCTAGTTCTATAGCTCTAGGCGGTAAAATAGAGACTGAGGTTCAACTTAAAAATTACAAGAACCTTAATCCTGAGCTTTACGGGACAGTAAAGATGGATTTAGACAAACGTAGCTGGAGTTATGCTTATAAGCGCAGAAAACTACGTGAGAGTGCAAAACGAGGCCATGTTGCATGGGAGGAGTGGTCTAAGACAGATAAGCTCCATATTGGCATTCGTTTAACAAGTTTAATGATTGAAAGTACAGGCCTGATAGAGAAAGGCACTACAATTATTAAAAAGAAACGAGCTAATATCATTAAGGCTACAGATAAGACCCGTGAATGGATTTCTAACCGCAATCTATGGAATGAATTATTATCACCCGAATATAAGCCTATTGTTATGAAGCCTAAAGAATGGACTTCCCCAGAGGGAGGAGCCTATTGGACTGCTGAATTGCCTCCATTGGACTTGGTTAAACAAAAGAATAAAAAGTTTAAAGAGGAGTTAGAAAACTTCCAGATGCCTGAGGTCTATCATGCAGTCAATGCTATGCAGAATACACCTTTCAGGATTAATCATTTTGTCCTAGATGTTATGAACCATGCTTTTGACAACGGGTATGAGTGGGGGGAAATGCCTTCAACTGAATTAAAGCCCGTACCCAATAAACCCCACGATATAGATACCAATAAGGAATCTCTAATAAAGTGGAAAGCTAAAGCGACAATTGTTCATGGAGAAAATAAGAGAGCTGATTCTAAACGTCAATTGTTTGGAAGAATACTCCATATTGCTAAGGAGTTTAAGGATAAGACACATATCTACTATCCTCTTCAAATGGATTTTAGGTCTAGGGTTTATTGTGTCCCTGCATTTTTAAATTATCAATCTATTGGAGGAGCTAAAGCTCTTCTTGAGTTTTCACAGGGCAAGCCAATTACCAAAGAAAATAAAGGAGACTTTTGGTTAGCTGTTCATGGAGCCAATTGTTATGGTAAAGACAAATGTTCATTAGCTGACAGAGTTAAATGGGTTGAGAAGAATGAGGAATGGATAATTGACTGCGCTACAGACCCTATTGCTAACTTGCAATGGAATGATGCTGATAGCCCATATCAATTCTTAGCTTTCTGTAATGAGTGGAAACAATTTAAGGAGCAAGGGGACGGCTTTGTTTCTCATATTCCCGTTTCTGTTGATGGTAGCTGTAATGGGCTTCAACTTTACTCGTTAATGCTCAGAGATGAGAAAGCAGGTAAACTTGTAAACCTTACTGTTACTGATACTCCTCAAGACATTTATCAAGTTATTGCTGATAATGTTACTGAGAGGCTTAAAAAAGATGTGGCAGAGGGTAAACCTTATGCTCAAGCTTGGTTAAATTATGGAGTAAAGCGTTCAACTACAAAGCGTAGCATTATGACTATCTGCTATGGCAGCACCCGTTATAGCTGTACTGACTTTGTAAAAGAAAACATACAGGAACGTTTAGATAGGGGCGAAAAGCATCCTTTCGGACATGAGATACTAAAGCCAAGTTCTTATCTATCTCATTTGATTTGGGATAGCATTGGAGACAACCTTAAATCAGCAAGAGAGGGAATGGATTTCTTACAAGCTATTGCCCGTGTTGTTTGTAAGGAGCAATTACCTATTCATTGGATTAACCCTGTTGGCTTTCCAATTTATCAGGCTTATCCAGAAGTGCGTTCTATGAGAGTGAAAGCAATGTTAATGGGAGAGATTATTAAACCTCGACTAAATACAGAGCTTGATACGACCGACAGGCGCAGAATGGTTAATGGAGTTGCTGCTAACTTTGTTCATAGTTTAGATAGTGCTTCAATGATGACTACAGTCAACCTTGCTTATCAAAAAGGGATAACTAATTTCTGTAACGTGCATGATAGTTTTGGAACTACAGCTGCAGACGTACAAACTTTAAATGAATGTTTAAGGGATGCGTTTATAAAAGTGTTTTCTGAAAATGATGTTCTTGCAGATTTTAAAGAAGGTATTGCACAACTAATACCAGAAGAAGCTAGAGCAAAACTTCCTGAGCTTCCAAAAAAAGGAAAGCTTGAAATTGAAATGTTAAAACAGAGTGAGTTCTTCTTTGCGTAAAAGTGCTAGAAGGCATCGCATTCTCTAGGTGCCCCTACATGAACTAGGAACATTTTTTAGTTCATAACTTTTAACAGACGGAGGATACTAATTTGAAAAATAATTATACTCGAATAGTAACAGGTGTCGGGGTCAGTCAATATGCTTGGCTCACTTCACCTGATACTCGTTTTGATGAAGTAGGGCATTATAAAACTAATCTTATTTTATCAGGACAAGAGGCAGAAGATTTAAAATCTAAAATCGATGCCGAAATAACAAAAAGCGTTGCTCTTGCTAAAGAGAAAGCTAAAGGTAAAAATGTTAAGCAATCTGTAACACCCTATGAAGACGACACAGACGACACAGGGAAAGCTACAGGCAAAACAATTTTTAAGTTCAAGACTAAAGCTCAAATCACTACGAAAGACGGGAAGTTAATTCCTAACAGAGTTGCTATCTTTGATGCGAAAGGTACTCCCATGATTGATACCAATATCTGGTCAGGCAGTGAGATGAAAGTTAGTGCAGAGCTCGTTCCCTACTATACGGCTATGGTTGGAGCAGGCGTGTCGATGAGACTACGCGCAGTTCAAATAACCAAACTTGTAGAAGGAGGGAATGCTAATGCTAAAGGATACGGCTTCGATGAAGAAGAAGGCTACGAGCACTCAGCGTCTGACACGCCAGCAGACGTGGAGGAGAGCCAACAAGCCTTTGACTTCTAAGGCAGTCGGCCTGAAGTATGGCTTCCGTTCAGGATTAGAAGAACGGATTGCCTCTGAGCTTGAAACAGAGAGTGTAGAGTTTGAATTTGAAAAGACTAAGTTGAAATATACGAAGCCTCAAAAAGTTCACACCTACACTCCTGATTTTTATATTCCAAGAACTAAAATGTTTATTGAAACTAAAGGACTGTTTACTAGTGCAGACAGACAAAAGATGCGCTTAGTTAAAGAACAGCACCCTGAGTTAGATATTCGATTTATTTTCAGTAATTCTAAATCACGTATCAGTAAGAAGTCTAAAACGACTTATGGTATGTGGTGTGAAAAGTACAATTTTCTTTATGCTGACAAACACCTGCCTTTGGAGTGGGTAAATGAGTAATAAAAGATTGGAGACAAAATATATTGTCGTACATTCTTCTCAGACTACTCCAGAGGAAAATTTGAATGCAAAAGATATTGATACTATTCACCGCAAAAAAGGTTTCTTGTCTTGTGGCTACCACTTTATCATCCTAAGGGATGGTACTGTAGAGGAGGGACGAGGCTTGGAAATTTCTGGTCTCCACGTGGAGGCTAAGGAAGATATAAGCAATGCTAATAGTATTGGCATTTGTTTAATCGGAGGAAAATCGCTGACAGGCGAACCTGATTGTAATTTTACTTTGGCTCAGTTTAAGGCTTTAAATGGTCTTTTAAATGATGTTCAAAGTATTTATAATAAGGCCTTAGTAATTGGTCATAGAGATATGGCTGATACTCCTTGCCCGAATTTTGAAATTTCAGAATTGGGTAAGTTTGTTTGAGCCTCTAGTGTTTGGTCAGCCGTTCACTAGGGGCTTTTACGTTTAGCCCACCAAATATTTCAGCAAAAAATTTACAACAAAATGACAGAAAGCAATTTTCTATATCACACCAGCTGCGACTCCTGCGGAAGCAGAGATAATGTAGCGGTTTATGACGATGGACATACTTATTGCTTTGGATGCGAAAACAGAACGAGAGGAGAAGACGCATTGACACCACCAACACAAAATAAAGTTTCAAAAGATTTTATCAGCGGAGAGGTAAAAGAATTACCTCAAAGAAAAATAGATTTTACAACAGCACAGAAATTTAATTATAGCATTGGCGATTACTTCGGTAGGCCATGTCATATCGCAAACTATTATAATTCTGATAGAGAATTAGTTGCACAAAAGTTGAGATACCCTTCCAAAGATTTTCAATGGTTAGGTGATGCCAAGCAAGCAACATTGTTCGGACAGCAGCTTTGGGCTAGCAAAGGTAAAATGGTAGTTGTTACTGAAGGAGAGATAGATGCTCTTACAGTTTCTAAACTTTGGGACAACAAATTTCCTGTAGTCAGTATTAAGACAGGAGCTGCAGGTGCAAAAAAAGATATTCAAAAGGAATTGGAATGGCTCGAAGGGTTTGACTCAGTTGTCTTAGCCTTTGACCAAGACCAAGCAGGAAAAAAGGCAGCGACAGAATGCGCGAAGTTATTCTCCCCAAACAAAGCAAAAATCTGTTCGTTGCCTTTGAAAGATGCAAACGAAATGCTCGTTGCTGGTAAGTTTAAAGAACTTACTGACTGCATTTGGTCAGCTAAATCATACAGGCCAGATGGTATTGTATTAGGCGCAGATATTTGGGAGCAAATAAAAGAGGAGGATAATTATGTTACAGTTGATTATCCATTTGAAACTTTAAACGTTAAAACACACGGCTTACGTAAAGGTGAGTTGGTTACAATTACAGCAGGCTCAGGCGTAGGAAAGAGTTCCTTCTGTAGGCACGTTGCTCTCCATCTTTTACAAAAGGATTTTAAAGTTGGCTACATAGCCCTAGAGGAAAGTGTTAAGCGAAGTTCTCTTGGAATTATGGGAGCTGCATTAAAGAAACCACTACATTTAACACGCGAAGGAATTGAAGAAGATGAGCTTGAACGAACTTTTAGTCAAACTGTCGGCAATGGTAATTTTTATTTATACAATCATTTTGGTTCTACAGTTGCAGACAACCTCATTTCCAAAATTAGATACTTGGCTAAAGCTTGTAATGTTGACTTCGTAATTCTTGACCACTTACACATGGCACTCTCCTCACTTGGAGATTCAAACACTAACGATGAACGTAAATTAATTGATTACACAGTTTCAGTATTAAGAACATTAGTAGAAGAAACAGGTATTGGATTAATGCTTGTCTCACACTTAAGAAGAAGTGAAGGAGATAAAGGTTGGGAAGATGGCAAGAGTGTAACAATGAATGCACTTAGAGGGTCAGCTTCTATTGGTCAACTTAGCGATATGATTATTTCTATGCAAAGAGATTTGCAGGCAGAAGATAATATTACTCAAGTTAACATTCTTAAGAATAGATTTAGTGGAGAAACAGGAAGCGCTTGTAATTTACATTATGATTTAGCAACAGGCTGCCTTAGTGAAATCACTAACAACGACTTCTAAAGCGATGCAATGGACAGAGATTGTCATGGACGCTTTAGCTCAAGCGACAAAGCATCCCGCCAAAAGGATTACTATTGATGTTGCAACTGAGGAAGCTTACGAAATTATTGATAACGCACTCTTCACACTTATTGCTGATGGCAACGAGGCTGCGTGGAGAATTAGACTACAAAAACACACATTACATTAGGAGAAAAATGAAAAAAGTAAAATTACCAGACACTATAGATGTGTCTTATCACAACTTAAAAGTGAAACTTTTAGACTCGCAAGTAGCGCTAGAGGTTGGAGACCAGCAGGGCTCTTACGATGCCAGAGGTCAAACAATATTTTTAGATAGTGGCATTATTGAAGAAGGAGGAGCTAGAGCTTGCTCACTTGTTTTACATGAGACTTACCATGCCTGTTGGTACATTTTTAATTTAGACAAAGCTGAAGAAGAGAGAGCTGTAGATAGCTTTGCTAACTTCACTACAGAATTACTAAAAAGAAATAAACAATTAAGAGATTGGATTAACCAAGAAATATGCGCCTAGTATTTGATATTGAGACTGACGGATTATTGCCTGATGTCTCTAAAGTTCATTGCATTGTACTTAAAGACTTAGATACAAACGAAGTTATAACTGCAAAAACTAAGAAGGCATTGCAGTTGTTAAATGAAGCAGATGAGATAATTGGTCATAACATAATTAAATATGACATTCCTGTTTTACAGAAATTGTATGGCTTTGTAACAAGCGCAAAAATATTTGATACAATTGTTGCTGCAAGATTATTTTATCCTGACATTAAAGATAGAGACTTTCGTAAACAAGACTTCCCAAGAAATTTAATAGGCAGACATAGCCTAGAAGCTTGGGGTCATCGTATTGGTCAGTACAAATCTCATATCGTTACAGATTGGAAAGAGTTTACAAAAGATATGTTAGAATACTGCATCCAAGATGTAGAAGTTACTGCCTCTCTTTACAACACACTCACACAATCAAAACAGCCTGACGCTTTAGACTTAGAGCATAAGGTCGCAGAAATTATTCATCGACAAGAACAGTATGGTTTTCCATTTGATAAAACTAAAGCTGAAAAATTATATTCTGAACTCAACGCAATGAGATTAGAGCTTGAAGATAAGCTTCAGGATATATTCCCCCCTATAGTCGAGAGAACCCCATTCACACCCAAAGTTAACAACAAAGCTAGAGGCTATGTTAAAGGCAAACAAATATTCAAAGAGAAAACAGTTGTCTTCAATCCATCAAGTAGGATGCACATTGCAGAAAGGCTGAGTGATAAATACGATTGGGAGCCAAAAGAATTTACTCCTGATGGAAAACCAAAAGTAGATGAAACAGTTTTAGATAAACTGAAATATCCTGAGGCAAAAATTTTAAGTGAACATTTCTTATTAGAAAAACGAATTGCACAAATAGCTCACGGCTCCCAAGCTTGGTTAAAGGCTGAGAAGAATGGGCGCATTCATGGTAACTGTAATACTAATTCAACTGTTACTGCTAGAGCATCACATTCACACCCGAACTTAGGACAAGTACCAAGTGTTTCTGTTCCTTATGGGAAAGAGTGTCGAGCATTATTTAAAGCAGATGCAGGAAAGAAATTAGTTGGAATAGATATATCAGGATTAGAAGTTCGTATGCTTGCACATTACTTAGCAAAGTATGACGAAGGAGATTATGCAGATGTAGTTTTGAATGGTGATATTCACACAAAGACCCAAGAGCTAGCAGGTTTAGACTCAAGGGATGTTGCAAAAAGATTTTATTATTGTTTCCTGTATGGAGGCGGGGTTAAGAAGATTGCTCAAGTTACTAACAAGTCAGTTGGTGATGCGGGACGGATTCGAACCCGCTTCCTAAACAATTTACCTGCACTAAATAGATTAATTACAGACGTTCAGTCAGCTTCAAAGCGAGGATATATTATTGGCCTTGATGGGAGACACATTAAGGTTCGTTCTTTGCACTCAGCCCTCAACACACTCCTTCAATCAAGTGGAGCTATTGTGTGTAAGCAATGGTTAGTTGAATTTGATAAAGCAGTAAGACGCTTGCCAGATGTTCAGCAGGTAGTTTGGGTGCACGATGAAATTCAAGTTGAATGTAATGCAGATGAAGCAGACGTTATAGGTAAGCTTGCAGTTGATGCCATTCAGAATACAGGTACGCATTTTGATTTACGCATACCACTAACAGGAGAATTTAAAGTAGGGGACAATTGGAGTGAAACGCATTGAAGAACTCCAAATTCGATTTGGACTTGGCTTATGGCCAAGACCGAGAACGTAAGCTTGCAGCAATATTTGATACTGACCAATTTAAAGTCGAGGTTAAGACTGAGAGAGATTGGTGGTTTAAAACAGGGAACATTGCAATTGAAGTTGAGAGCTATGGAAAGCCTTCGGGCATTTCTGTAACTGAAGCTGACTATTGGGTGCACATACTAGCAAATGGCAACAAAGATTATTGTCGGTTGATATTTGATACCGACACAATCAGGCACCTTGCCGAAAAATACAAACATACGATTAAGAATGTAGGAGATGGAAAGAAATCAAAAGTAATTCTTATCCCTATTGTCGAATTGTTTGACAAATCAAACTTAAAATTAGGAGCTACAAATGAGAACACTATTAATTGATGGTGATATTCTTATTTACAAGATTGCTACTCAAAATGAAATACCTACTCATTGGGGAGACGGGTTATGGACTTTACATTCTGACGAAAAACTTTGTAAAGCAGAATTAGATACACAACTAGAACAGCTGAAAGAAAACCTTGAAGCTGAGAAATTTATTATTGCATTAACGGATAAGAATAATTTTAGAAAAGATATTCTTCCAAGTTATAAAGATAATAGAAAGTCAAAACGTAAACCAATGATGCTACCTGTGTTGCGTCAATACTGCATTGATAACTACAGCGCTGTTATTATGGAGGGGCTTGAGGCAGACGATGTACTAGGAATACTTGCAACAACACCCAACAATAATGATGAACGAATTGTAGTTTCAATTGATAAAGACCTTTTACAAATCCCAAGCAAAATCTCAAGAGATGGAAAAACCTTTGATGAGATAAGCGAGGATGAGGCCAACTATTGGCACATGATGCAGACTCTTTGTGGTGATGCCACAGATGGATATTCAGGTTGTCCTAAAGTTGGAGTGAAGACAGCTCAAAAGATTTTAGGCGATAACATTAACGTACCCCTCTTAGACCTCTGGCAACGTGTTCTAGCTGCTTACGCAAAGGTTGGCTATTCAACTGATGAAGCGTTGCAACAAGCAAGGGTCGCAAAAATTTTAAGATACAACGATTACGACTATGAGTCAGGAGGAATTAAACTATGGCGGACTTCGTAAAGAAACCCCCACACTATTTTAGATGGAAGATTGAACCAATTACTTTCATCATGCAAAACGAAATCCCTTATGCCGAAGCTAACGCCATTAAATATTTAATGAGATGGAGATACAAGCACGAAGATAGGTCAAAGCAATTAGAAGATTTAAATAAAGCAAAACAATATATCGATTTATTAATTGAAAAAGAAACTCAAGAGGACGATAAGCAATTAAGCTTTCGGTTTGGCAATGAATAGTTTGCCTTCCTCTTACCAGCAATACATTCACACTTCACGCTACGCTAGATACATAGATGAAAAGGGTAGAAGAGAAACTTGGAGTGAAACTGTAGAACGTTATTTTGATTTTATGGAAGAGCACTTAAGGAAAAATCATAATTTCAAATTACCTAGTCAACTACGAAACGAGTTAGAAGGGGCGGTATTATCATTAAGCATTATGCCTTCGATGCGTGCTCTAATGACAGCTGGTGCAGCACTAGAGAGGGATAATACTGCAGGTTACAATTGCAGCTATATTCCGATAGATGATGTGAGAAGTTTTGATGAAGTTATGTATATTCTTTTATGCGGTACGGGTGTTGGTTTTTCTGTTGAAAGAAACAACATTGAAAAGTTACCTGTCATTGCAGAAGAGTTTAGCGAAAGTGAAACTGTTATTGTCGTTCAAGATAGTAAAGCAGGTTGGGCTAGAGCATTTAGAGAATTACTTGCCATGTTATATGGCGGACAAATTCCTAAAGTAGATGTTTCAAGAATTAGACCAGCAGGCGCAAGGTTAAAAACAATGGGAGGCAGGGCTAGTGGAGCTCAACCTCTTGTAAACTTATTCGACTTTGCAATTGATATGTTTACCAAAGCAGCAGGCAGAAAGCTTGATGCTATTGAAGCTCACGATTTAGTTTGCAAAGTTGGTGAAGTAGTTGTTGTAGGAGGAGTAAGGCGTTCAGCTCTTATCTCCCTTAGTAGTATTCAAGATGACCAAATGAGAAAAGCAAAGTCTGGTCAATGGTGGTTAGAGAATGGTCAAAGAGCATTAGCAAATAACTCAGCTTGTTATTCACGTACACCTGATATGGGATTGTTCATGTCTGAGTGGAAATCTTTATATGATAGTAAGTCAGGTGAAAGAGGAATCTTTAATCGACTTGCTGCAAAGAATAAAGCTGCTGAGAATGAGAGACGCGATACTGATTTTGAGTTTGGAACCAATCCTTGTTGTGAAATTATTTTAAGGCCATATCAATTCTGTAATTTAACTGAAGTAGTCATTAGAGCTAATGACAATATGCTTGAGTTAAAAGAGAAGATAAGACTTGCTACAATACTTGGGACATTTCAATCAACACTTACTGATTTAAAATATCTTAGAAAAATTTGGAGAGATAATACTGAAGCTGAAAGACTATTAGGTGTTTCACTTACAGGTATTATGGATAACCGCCTAACAAGCAAACCTACAAAGGAAAATCTTAAACAGTTAAGAAATACTGCAGTAGAAACTAATAAAGCTTTTGCTAAGAAACTAAAGATTAATCATTCAGCAGCTATTACGTGTGTCAAACCCTCAGGTACTGTCAGTCAATTAGTTGATAGTGCCTCAGGGATACATTCAAGACATAGTGATTACTATATAAGAACTGTAAGAGGAGATGCTAAAGACCCACTTACAAGGTTCTTAATTGATAAAGGTATTCCTCACGAACCCGACATTACTAAGCCTAGTGATGTAATTGTATTTTCTTTCCCTATAAAATCTCCAGATAAATCTATTACACGAAATGATATGTCTGCAATCCAACAATTAGATTTGTGGTTAATGTATCAAAAGTATTGGTGTGAACATAAACCTTCAGTAACTATTAGTGTTAGAGAGGCTGAGTGGTTAAAGGTTGGTGCTTGGGTATATGAGAACTTTGATGAGATTGCAGGAATAAGTTTCCTTCCTCACGTTGAACATAACTACCAACAAGCCCCTTACCAAGAGGTTAATAAGGATGAATACATTAAGTTAAGTAAAGAAATGCCATCCAAAATTAACTTTAAAGAGCTACAAGACTATGAAAATGACGACAATACTACAGGTTCGCAAGAGTTAGCGTGTGTTGGAAACGTATGCGAACTAGTAGATACAACCAAAGTGCCCGTCTTAGAAGAAAAACTATGGAAAATGACAAAGATTTAACCTTACCAACTAAGGTAAGTGAGTTAATTAAACTGTTGAATGAATTGTATCCTGAGCAATCTGCAGATGTAGAACAAAATGCAAAGGAAATATATTTTGCAGCAGGTCAAAGAGACGTAGTTAGATTCATTAATCATCTGAAAGAACGTGCTGATAAGGAGGCAATTTTATAATGTGTTTAGGAATGAGGACAAGTTCACCAACAGTTTACAAAAGACCCAATCCCCAAGATATTTATTACAATGGAAATATCTATGACCCTAAACCTGAAGAGGTAAAAAAAGAACCTGAAGTTGCTCCACCTGTAACAGGCGGAAACTATAGAGATAGACAACGAAATAACCCAATCAATATGTCCAATACAGGACTACAAATTCATCAAGGAGGAAACTAATTATGTGTATGGGCGGAAGAAGCGACCCTGCTCCAGCTCCAGCTCCAGAACCTGTCCCTCAACCCGTGATTAATGCCTCTCCTATTGGAGACGCACTAGCACCTGAGTTACAGTTAGCTGAAGAGGAAATGGACGAGGCTGCAAGAAAAAAGAAGAAACTCAGAAGAGGAACTTCACAACTCAATACTGCATTATCTTCAGGTCTTAATATACCTGCTACAAGTTCAGGGATTAATGTACCCTAATGTGTAGTTTTGGAGGAGGCGGAGGCGGCTTTGGCGGAGGCGGAGGCTTCGGAGGCGGAGGCAGCTTTGTTGGCTCTAACTTCGGTGTTCCAATGTCAAACTCAAGTCTTAGTTTTGGAGGCGGAGACGGCATTACATTAACTAGCCCTATGGGAAATGGTGTTACTCGCGACCCCAATCTTGCTGAAGGTAATAAAGACTTTCTAGGCTCTGAAATTGGTTTTAGCGAAGATAAGATGAAAGCCCTTGCTAGTAAGTCAGGTAAACAAAGTTTGTATATTAGCTAATGGATGACGATAAGAAAACTAAACTTCATACCGCTAAAGAAAGATACGAAAAACTCAAAGAGAAAAGAACTCAATATTTAGATAGAGCCAGAGAATGCTCTGAGCTTACTATTCCCTCCCTTATTCCAGATGAAGCATTTGGACACACTTCCGATTTATACACCCCTTACCAATCCGTAGGTGCGCGAGGAGTTAATAATTTATCATCAAAATTATTGTTGTTATTGTTACCTCCAAACTCACCTTTTTTTAGGCTTAGTGTAAGTGGAAAAACTAAAGAGCAATTAGAGGTTCAAAAGGAATTACAATCAGAAGTAGAGAAGTCTTTACAAAAAATTGAGAAGGAAGTTACAAGTAAAATTGAACAGCTTGCTTTAAGAGTTTCAGTCTTTGAAGCTTTAAAACATTTAATTGTTGGAGGTAATGTTCTTACTTACTTACCTAAAAACGGAAGAATGAAAGTGTTTCCTTTAAATCAATATGTTTGCACTAGAGATAGTGAAGGTGAACTATTAGAAATAGTAATTAAAGAATCTATTACGCCATTAAGTTTAGATGAAAAAGTCAGAGCTGAAGTTATTAGCGACCCTGATTACAAAGAAGATGAAGAGTGCGAGTTATATACACATATCTATAAATTAGATGATGATAAGTTTTATATTTGTCAGGAGGTAAACGGAATTAAAATTCCAAAGAGTGAAGGAACATTCAATAAAGATACTTTGCCTTACCAATGTTTACGCATGGTTCGTATTGATGGTGAAGATTATGGACGTGGATATGTAGAAGAATTTTTAGGTGATTTAAAATCTTTAGAAGGTTTATCACAATCATTAGTTGAGAGTGCTGCTGCATCAAGCAAGGTCGTATTTATGATTAGACCTAACTCTGTAACTAAGAAAAGAGATTTAGCTCTTACTCGTAATGGAGATATTATTACAGGAAGCCGTGATGATGTATCTGTATTACAAACAGAAAAGCAATACGATTTAAGAATAGTTCAAGAAAGTATTAGAACATTAGAAGAGAGAATGTCTTACGCATTTCTCCTTCACACCGCCATACAACGAGATGCTGAGAGAGTAACAGCTCAAGAGATTAGATATATGGCCGAGCAATTGGAAACCTCTATGGGAGGTATTTATTCTTTATTGTCTATGGAATTTCAATTGCCATTAGTAACGCTATTGATGAAGAGAATGTCTCAAACAAAAGAGATACCATCTTTACCAAAAGGTTCTGTAAAACCAACCATAATTACAGGTATCGAAGCCTTAGGTCGAGGTAACGATTTACAGAAGCTAAGAGAGTTTATTGCTGAGTTCGTTAATCTTGCTCAAGTTAACCCGCAGGTTATGCAAACACTAAACCCAAGTGATTTAATAAAAAGAATTGCTACAGGTTTAGGAATTGAAACTGAAGGATTAATTAAATCGCAAGAAGAATTACAAGCTGAGGCAATGGCTCAACAAGACCAAATGATGCAACAAGGGATGGCTCAAGCAGCAACAGATGCTGCAGTTAAGAGTGCTCCTCAAGTTGCAAATACTATAACCAAAGGAATGATGAATGGTAGAACAAGTTGAAATCAACGAAAAGGAAACTACAGCTGAAAAACCAGAAGAAGCTGTAATACAGGATAGACCAGAAGGCCTACCTGAAAAGTTTAATTCAGTCGATGACTTAGCAAAGTCTTATTCTGAGTTAGAGAAAAAATTAGGAGAACCTAAACCTCAAGAAACTCCTGAACCAACAAAGCAAGAGGAGCCTAAATCAGATGATTTGGAAATTGCAAGTAAAGCTGCAGAAAGTGCAGGCTTAAATATGCAAGAACTACAATCTGAATTTGATAACAACGGAACTCTTAATGAAAAGAGTTACGAGGCTTTAAACAAAGCTGGTATTCCAAAAGAATACGTTGACCAATTTATCGCAGGCCAATTGGCTATGCGTGATAATATGGTTAATGATGTAAAAGGAATTGCTGGTGGAGATACAGGTTATCAAGACATGGTAGCGTGGGCTGCTGAAAACCTAAGTGATGCAGAGAAAGCTGCTTATAATAATGCAGTAAACTCAGCAGACATGGAGGGAATTAAATTAGCAGTCAACGGGTTAAAAGCTCGTTATGAATCAGCCAACGGAGTAGAACCTACACTTGCTAAAGGAAAAGCAAGTCCTTCAACTGAAGGTGGATTTCGTTCTTGGGCTGAAGTAACTGCAGCTATGAATGACCCTCGCTATTCTAAAGACATTGCGTATCAAGATGATGTGAAACGCAAAATAAAGAATAGCAATCTGTAGTTGTGCGACCTTTATAGGTGGCAACTGCTGAAACATACTTTAGCAAGTTCTTGACCCTCTGCGGAGGACAATCTTGTTTATGAGCTTTAAATATGTGGAAGCTTTCTAACAATAACTTCTATAACCAAAGGAGAATAATATGGCTAACGCAAGCCCCGTAAGTGTGGGTCTAGTCAATCAAGCTGGTACAGAAGATGCTTTGTTTCTGAAAGTTTTTGCAGGCGAGGTTTTAACCACGTTTGAAAGAGCTTCAGTAACAGCAGGTGCAGAGACTGTTCGTTCAATCTCTTCAGGTAAGTCCGCTACATTTCCCGTAATGGGAAGAGTGGCTGCTGCTTACCACACCGCAGGAGCAGAAATTACTGGTTCTGACGTAAACCACAACGAAAAAGTCATTACAATAAATGACTTACTACTATCTTCAGTATTCTTATCGAATATTGAAGAAGCTAAAAACCATTGGGACGTAAGAAGTGCTTACTCTACAGAAATTGGAAGAGCTTTGGCTTTCCAAAAAGATAAGCATATCTTGCAAACTATTGGTCAAGCATCACTTGCTTCTGCAAATGTTGACGATACAGGTCATGGTGCAGGAACTACAATAACTGATGCTAATATCGCTTCTGCCACAGACGCGACTGCAGCTAATGCAATGATTGATTCATTGTTTGATGCTGCGAAAGCTCTTGATGATAACTATGTTCCAAAAGAAGGGCGTAAGTGCTTCTTAAGAACAGAAGAGTATTACAAGATGGCAAACGCGACTAATGCTGTGAACATTGACTTTAGCGGTCAAGGTTCCATCGCTGAAGGTAAAGTAATGAAAGTTGCTGGAATTGAATTAATTCCAACACCACATTTCGTTTCTTCAAACGTAACTTCAGGCGTTGACGCAGGTTCTTCTGCGACAGTATCAACACCACAAGCTGTAAACTTAGCTAACTATGTAGCGCTGGTATGTCATCCATCCGCTGCAGGTACTGTTAAGTTAATGGACTTAGCTGTTGAGTCAGAATACGACATAAGAAGACAAGGTACGTTAATGGTTGCTAAATACGCTATGGGACATGGCGTGCTTAGACCAGAAGCTGCCGTAGGAATTAAGGAAGCTTAATCCTAATAGAGGGGGAGATTAATTTCTCCCTCTCTTTTTTATATTTATGGCAACACAAATCACCCCAACAAGTGAGTTACAAGCAGTTAATATTATGCTGAGTGTAATAGGAGAAGCTCCTGTTAATACTCTTGAAGGTAATACAACTGTCGATGTATCTATCGCTAAAAATCTTTTAGACGAAACTTCAATGTCCGTCCAATCTCAAGGATGGAATTTCAACACTCATTACAAATATTCAACAACTGTAGATGACACGGGAAAAGTACCGCTACCTTCTAACTGCGTACAAGCAGATTCTTCTGTTGAATATAGACAATATAATTATGTTTTGAGAAATGGTTATCTTTATGATTTAGATAATCATACTGACATATTTACTTCTGCACCAAGTGTTGATGTAGTGCTCGTCCAACAATTTGAACACCTCCCAGAATATGCAAGACGCTATATTACAGCTAAAGCTTCAAGACGTTTTGCTGCAAGAACTATTGGTGATTCCGAATTAGTTAAATTATCAGGTCAGGATGAGAACGAAGCTTATACAGCATTCCAACAAGCGGATAGTCGTTCAGCTGACGTTAATATATTAGAAGGCGATACTAATACTTGGTCAATAATTAATAGAACTCCAAGAAGGACGTACTAATGCCTGTAGTTTCACAAACTATACCTAACTTTTTAAATGGTCTTAGTGAGCAAACTCCAACACAAAGAGGTATTAATCAAGGTACCGACCAAATTAATTTCCAGAATAATATTGTTGAAGGGTTAACCAAAAGACCTCCGTTGGAATACGTATCTACTCTTGATAACAACGAAGTATTTCCAAACACAATGAAGTTTTGGAATATTAATAGAGATGCAGATAATAGATTTATATGTGCATTTTATAATCAAGGAGTAAGAGTTTGGGATTTAAACGGAGCTGAGAAGACTGTTAGTTATCCTGATGGAAATACTTATTTAACTTCTACAAACCCTAGAAATGATTTTCATTGTGTAAGTGTTGCTGACTACACCTTCATTGCAAACAAAAGTATTACACCTGTTGCAGATTCAAATACAAGTGCAGCAAAGGTAGAAGAATTTTTAATCTATGTTGCTAAATCACAATATGGTTTGGAATATAAAGTTACAGTAGGCCATCCAGATATAGCTTATGACATAGCTGTTATCTTTCAAATGCCTTCAGGTAATGATGCTACAACTGATAGTGCTTTTAGAGATACAAACAAAATTAAAGATATTTTATTAAATGGTACTTCAAGTACACATTGGGACGCAGCTGCTTCACAGATAGGTTTTAAAACAATTCGTACTGATACAGGAGCTACATTATCAACAACACAGGGACTAGCAAACTACGCAGAAATTACTGCTGAATTTACTTTTGAAAGTTACGACTCCGTTATTTATGGAAAGCCTACAGATGGCAATGCTAGTTACACGATTGAAACCGCAGATGGTCAAGGTAACTTGGCAATGTATGTTATTAAAGATGAAATACAAGATTTCACACGTCTTCCTTATTATGGAAAGACAGGAGTTAAGATTAAAGTTACAGGTGATGAAGGAGATACCTTAACTGATTACTTTGTGGAGTTTAAAGGTAATGGAGTTTGGTCAGAGACAATTGCTCCAAACACAAGTTTAGGTGTTGATGATTCAACAATGCCTCATGCTCTCATTAACAACAACAATGGAACATTTACTTTTCAAAAATTAAGTTGGACGGATAGAGTTTGTGGAGACACTTCTACTAATCCTAATCCATCATTTATAGGGAAACCTATTGAGAATTTAACATTTTATAAAAACAGACTAGGGTTTTTATCAGGAGAGAATTTAGTATTTACTGAGAATGCAGGTTTCTTTAATTTCTTTGCAACAACTGTTACTCAGGTTTTAGATACTGACCCAATTGATATTGCTGCTTCAGGTACTCAAGTTAATACACTTAAGAACTCTGTAGCCTTTAATGAAACACTACTTTTATTTTCTGATACCCAACAGTTTAAGTTAGATACAGCAGGAGATTCAATTACACCAACAACTGCAATCTTAAATGCAGTTTCTACATTTGAACATGACGACTCCGTTCAACCTGTTGCTGCTGGTAGGTTTGCTTATTTCGCACAACCACGAAACAACAACACAGCAATTAGAGAATATTATTCAGATGATGATACATTAACTAATGATGGAATTGATATAACAGTTGCTGTTCAAACTTTAATTCCAAAGAATGCTTATCAAATTGTAAGTAACAATATTGAAGATACTTTATTTATTCTTTGCCACGATACAGACGATGCACAAACAGCTCCTTATACTGTTGGTTCAGATGTTACAGCTACCAATGCTGATACAATTTATATTTACAAATACTTCTTTGATAAAGGAGAGAAAGTACAAACAGCATGGAGTAAATGGGAATTTTCAGGTGTTAAGATTTTAGGAGCTGTAAGCTTTGAATCTTATTTATATGTTATGGCTTCTGAAGGCCAAACAACAAAACTATTAAAAATAGATTTACAAAACCTAAAAGAAACAAGTTTAACTTTTAAAGTGTATTTAGATTTAAAAGCCTCTGTAGGTGCAACTTATGATGCAGCGACAGGTTTATCAACTTTTACTTCTCCGTATGGAGTTAAAGCAGGTTTAGTTGCTGTTGACCAAGCAACAGGCATTAACTACGAAGCCACAAATACAACGGGTTCAGATTATACAGTCCCAGCTAATGTAACAAACGTATTTATTGGAGTGCCCTTTATTTCAACTTACACACTATCTCCTCAGTATGTGAGAGAAGATACAGGTAGAGGAAGATTAGCGATTAGCTCAGGGCGATACCAAATAAGAACTATTACTTTCGACTATAACGATTCAGGATATTTTAAAGTTACAATTACACCAAAGGACAGACCTGCGGATGTATCTGAAATGACAGGATACGTAGTTGGTGATACAGCTTCAGTTATTGATGCTCCTCCAATTATATCTGGTCAGTTAAGAGTTCCTATTGCTGCTCGTAATACAGACTTTGATTGCGTTATTACTAATAACAGTCATTTACCCGTTCATATTACGCAAGCAGAGGTTGAAGGTTTCTATCACAGAAGGTCAAGACGTATTTAATGGAAGTCGCTTATGTTCGGGGAGCCGAACTTGGAGATGTTCTTGTTTTGTCAAAGATTATGAGGAAGCAAGATAGAGAAGAAATATATGCTTCAGATAAAATAAGCCCACTTGAAGCTTTAGTTACGCCTTTTACAATTAAAGAAGCACGTAACTATTCAATTGTAGGAACAGGCAATGAAGGGGTAGTTGGAATGTTTGGATGTGTTCCTTCTGTTGACCCTGAGTATGGATGCGCTTGGTTACTTTCTAGTGATATTTTACTAAAACATAAAAAACAATTTTTAAAAGAATGCCCGTATTGGGTTTCCACTATGGGGAAAGGTTACAATTATCTTTACAACTTTGTTGATAAAAGAAATTGGGTTTCCCTTAAGTGGTTACAGTTTTTAGGTTTTGAACCTAAAGAAGAGTTCCCAGAATATGGTCATACTAAAATACCATTTTTATTAATGATAAAGGAGATGAAATAATGTGTAGTGTTGAAGCTGCGGTCATGGGACTAAAGGTAGTTAGTGCTGCCTCTAGTTGGCAATCAGACCGCCAACAAGCCTCTAATCAAGCTTATGCTGATTATAAGACACGTAGGCACGCAGACCAAGCTTATCTAAATGATTTATCCAAGATAGAAACTGAGAGAGGTTTAGCTGCAAGAGAAAAATCACTTGAAGAATTTAAGTCTAAGGCTAAAGCAAGAAAAGATTCTGCTAAAGCGTTGAACATGGGATTTGGAAACCCATTAAGAGTTCAACAAGACGTAGGCGTTGTTTTTGACCAAGAGTATAGCGATATTGCTTTTGCATTTGAAGGCGATATGTACGCGCTAAACAATCAACGAAAAGATGCTTATGCAAATATGCAGAGAATTTATAATAACATTGCTCCCGTTTATATGCCGAACACAACTGATTTATTAATCAGAACTGCTTCAGCAGGTGCGGAAGGCTATGCAACAGGAAAGGCAATACAATCATAATGGCTTACAAATCACCTGTTACAAATAAATACATGGGTTCAACTTTTGCTGGACGAGTTAACGCTGGAAGAGAAAATGAACTTTCGTCTCTTGTTAAATCTTTAAGAGATTTAGAGGAATCCGTTCCGCAAGCTATGGCGGCTTACAAGGATGATAAGGTAAAAAAAGCAGAAGAACATTTAGAATATCTTCGTACTACAAAATCTCCTGAAGAATTACAGGCATACATTCTATCAGGTGAAGACCCTATACTTTCTAATAAGTGGGCGGTGTCTGTTGTTGATGGCAATGTAGGGCGTTTTGCTGCTGGAGATGTAATTAACAATATAATTAAAAACCAAGACTCATACGATTATGAAACCCAAACCTTAAATGAATTTTACTCACAATATACTCCTGATTTATCTGGAAAGAGTTCTTCTTACAGACATGGCTACGCAGTAGCTTTTAATGATTGGGCTTCAAACCAATATCTACAAGATGCACAAAATAGAGCTGACAAAGCTCAAGAGAAGAAATTTCAATCAGCAATCACTTTCTTAAACGCAACTGTTACTGATATGGAAGACTATTGGCCAACAATTGCATCGCTTCATTCCCAACTACCAAGCACAGATGGAAAAGAAAATTATTTCTTTACTACAGATGAGATGAACGAACTTGCCATGCAAAACGCAAGAGTTCTATTAATGAATGCTACAAGTATTGAGGATTTCGATAAAGCAATGCTAATCCTTACGACTGATAGAGGCATAGGGGCAAAAGGACAACAGCTAGGTTCTCTTAAAAGCACTAATAGAGAAGATGTGGCTAAACTTTTCAATGATATTGGCGCACGTAGATTCCAATTTGAAAGTCATGCATTACAAAGAGAGAGTTGGGAAGAACAAAACCAAATAAAAGATTTATTTATAACAGCGTTTACTAAAACTGATTTAGATAATCCTGAGAATGTTAGAGACATTGTAAACCAACTACAACTTATTGACCCTACAAGTGTTGCGACCTTTCAACGACTAATTGATATTGAAAGAGATAGCAAAGTTTCTGATGAAGCTAAATTATCATTCTTAATGGGAATTTCTAATGGGGAATATGGATATGATGTTGGACAATTACTTAAAGACTTTGAAACAGGAAACTTCCCACTTGATTTCTTCCCTTCTGCTATGGCTGCATGGGGAGATGCTCACCAAAGAAGTAAAACTAATGAAGAACCTATTTATTGGAGTAATGACACCTACAGTAGAGGCACGACAGAAATTTTAGGAGCCATTGAAAAATCATTCTTCATTAATGGGATGCTGTCTCCAAACTATAAGGATGCTGCAAGGAATGCTAACTTCTATATTCAGTCAACAATCCTTCAAGAAGAAATTAATTGGAAATTAGAAAACCCAGATACTCCTATGTCGCAAGAGTACAGAAGACAATTTATGAACTCTTTAGGAGACCATGTTGTTAAGATGTTCAGTAATGCACAACTAGCTGACCCTCAAATGCAACCTTTCCAAGAAGTGAAGGCTCTTGATGATGACTTAGCTCAAAACCAAACAACCTTTAATGAAGTCGTTAATCAAATAGTAGCAACTCCAGCTATGACTTTTGATATGGAAGATTTAATGTCTCAGGCGCAAGCTTCACTCGAAGGAATACAAGGAGACCCTGTACAACAAAGAATACAAATGGATGCTTGGATGGCAGAAAATGTGTATCCACAAATAGCTAGTGCAGTATTAGACCAACTCCCTTCTTATCTTCAAGATAATGTAAATATTTTCTTAGACCGATTAATGGCAGGAGATAATGAGATAATGCGTTTTAATTTATCTCAAGCATTAGGCATTGAACCACACTACTTACAACAAGCATTGGCTCAATACAGAAGGGCTAATCAATAATGGCTGAATGGTGGGAGCAGTCCTACGATGATTATTTTGAAAGTCAAACAGGATTACCGTATTCAGGTACTGCAGGACAAGCCCAAGAAGAGGAAGATAAAATAACTTCCTTAATGAAACTTCAAGACAGAAACTTCATTTCAAATCTTAAAGATTATTATACCTACCGAGATGGAGAAGATTTCAAATATGATAATGATGCCGATGTAATAGATTATTTTTATTCAGATAGAACGTGGAGAAATTTCAATACAGTTTCGATTGGAAAAGAACTTTCTCAAGTTTTAGGTGAAAATAATCCAGACCGCTTAAGACAATTTTCTGAAATTAATAAAGTCTATCAAAACCTCCCTAGTTTTTGGGATGACCCTAATAGGAACTTTGGCCAATGGTTGATGGATTTTGGCGGAGCCATGTTAGCCGACCCATTAAATTTAATAGGTGTTGGTGTTGGAGGACAAGTAGCTAAAAATGAATACAGAAGACAATTAAGAAATGCTTTAAGAGGAAAGATTGCTAAAGAGATTGACGAACAACTTATTAAAAAACTTACTTATAAAGCAAATAAGAAAGCATTAGGAAGTGCAATTGCCAGAGGTGGAATGTGGGAAGGACTTTTCTCAGGAATGATTTCAGGCACTCAAGACACAATGCTTCAAATGACGGCAATAGAGACAGGCGTTGAAGATGAATTTAGTATTAAAAGATTAGGATTAAATACAGCGTTTGGTTTTGGAATGGGAACACTATTCGGTGGGGCTTTCTCAGCAGGAGGATTTAAACTTGCTTTAAGAGGACAAAGAAAGAATACAGTTAAGAATTTACAAGACATTCATAATTACGGATTTGATGAATTAAGAGGGAAAAGATTGTTTAGTGATTTAGCTGAAGTTAAACCTAAAGGTGGAATGTATAAGAATAAATCTGCTGAAGAAATTGCAAGGATAAGAAAATACAACAAGATTGAACCTAAAGATACATCCGACTACATAAAAAAATTACGAGAAAACGCTAGGCTACCTTTTGGTAAGCCTCCTAAAGAACCTTTTAACTTTAAACGTTGGGCTGAAGGAGACGAAGACCACACTCCCGTTGAATTAATAAGACAACACTCCATTGAGCTTAAGAAGTTAATGGATGAAGATGTAGCAAAACAAAACTTCCAAACAATTAGAGAAGAAGCAGCTATTGCTGGTTTAGACCCTGACGCTTTAGTTAAACAAATTAAAGAAATTGGAAATACAAACATTGCTGCAAATATGTTGGCTATGCGCCAGCTTATTAAGAAGCATGCAGACTCTATGATTAAGACTGCTCGACAACTTGATGACATTAGTCTTAATAATGTCGATAAGCAAAAATACATTACTGAGTTTCAACAATACAGAGAACTTGTAATGAATTTATTAATTATACAAAAGTCAGCTCAAAGACAAATATCAACAGCTCTTGCATCACAAAGACAGGCTGTAGATAAAGAGAAAGCAATAGAGCTATTGGTTATGCCTGAAGGTGGAAAGATAGCAAAACAATTAGAAGGAAACCCTGAAGATTATATGAGAGCTGTTGCAAAGATTTATGATGATAACCACATGATACTTTCTTTACAAAATGCTCAAAAAGTTAATAGGTGGGATTTGGCAGCTGAGTATGTAAACAACAACTTACTTTCTAGCCCAGACACTCACATTCTAAACATTGCCTCAGGGTTAATGCAAACACAATGGAAGCCTCTTGTTATGTTGCTTAGAGCTGCATACTTAAATCCAACAGACTCAGCACGCGCTAAAATTGTGGCAGGTGAAGCATTAGATACTTACATTTATCAATACTATTACCTTATGGATGCAGTCATGTCAGGCTACAGAAGCTTTAAAGCAGGTAGGCCTGTATTAGATAGTAGAGCTTTGAAATATGACTCAAACATACGACAAGGACAACTTGCAAATTGGCTTAATGAAATGGTTAAGATTTATACAGGTAGTGGAGCTATAGGTAGAGGCATTCAGAAAGTTGCCTCAGTTCCTATATGGGCTGTAACAGCTCCATTAAGAGTTTTATCTGCAGGTGATGAGTTCTTAAAAACAATGACATTCAAAGCTAGAGCTGCAGCGCAAGTTAATTCAAGAATAATGAGAGACCATCCTGATATTGCATGGAGTAGATTAAATCGTTTTAAAGACCGCAAACAATATAAAGAGTTGGCTCAAAAGTATCTTGCTGAATATATGGATGAGTCTGGTCAAGGTAAGACTTCCATTCAAGGACTCGATAATTCAATGAGTTCTCAAGGATTAACTGAAGCAGATAGATTAGAAGTAAACGACCCATTGCATTACGCAAGAGAAGCTTCATACACTCAACCTGCAACTTCTCAAGCACAAATGGCAGATGGAACTTTTACAGGAGCAACGGAAGGCCGAGTTACAGGTGCAGTATTATCATTTACCGCTAAACATAGATGGACGAGAGCCTTAGGTCTTCACTTCATTAATACACCTTCAAACTTAATTCGTTGGAACTTTCAACACCTTCCCGTTTTAGGACGTTATCAATTCCAAATGAAACAAATGCTTAAGAAAAATAATGCAGGAGAATATATAAATCCTGAAGCTGCTGCTGAAGCTAATGCAAGAATTACTATGGGTTATGCAATCTGGGTTGGTGCCTTTACCGCTGCCATTTATGGAAAGGTAACAGGAGGTGGCGAAAGAGATTGGCGTAAGAATAAACAACGTACTCAAGATACAGGATGGAAACCTTATTCGTATAAAACTAGTGATGGGCGCTACGTTTCATTAAATAGATTAGACCCATTCTTCACACCTTTTGGAATTGCTGCTGATATGGTTCATGCGTTAGACAAATTCTTAGCACATAATGAAAGTTTAACTCCTTACCAAGAAAGCAGAATGACTGAACTTTCTATGGGCGTTATTACAAGTCTATCAAGAAACTTCTCTTCTAAATTTTATACAAAAGGAATGTTAGAGACTGTTGATTTATTCTTAGGTGATGGATTAATGACAACAAAAGACCCAGAACGAAAGAGTGCTTTATTCTTAGGAAGATTTGGATTTAAGTTTGCTCCATTGTCAGGAATGATGAGATATATAAATAGAGTTAATGACGATTATCAAAGAGAATTATGGACGTTAACTGACCAAATAAATAGTTATCGTATCTTTGATGACCCTGACGCTGTTATGCCTCAACGGAATATGTTTGGTGAAAAGATAGATAGAGAAAATGGATGGTTGTTTGGTTTAGGCGGAAAGAGTGGATTATGGTCTTCACCTTTTGCAATGACAGAATTTGCTAATACAGAGACAGCTAAGTTCTTTGAGAATAGAGAAATTAATTATGTTAAGCCTTCTAAGAAAGACAAACACACCGATATTAATTTAAAAGACTTAAAGAATAATGATGGTCAAACAGCTTATGACCGATGGATGGAAATTAAATCAGAAATAAGACTGCCTTATAAAGGTGCCAATATGACCCTTAAGGAAATTATTGAATATTTAGTTAAGCATAAGAGAAGTGAACTTTATCGCCTCCCTGAAGGAAATAGTAGAGGTGTGGTAGAGGGAATTGATTTCAGGCAAGACGTTATTGTTAACTTAGTTAGACAATTTGAAAGTGCGGCCTATGAAAAAATGTCTTTAGAGTTCCCACAAATATATAATGAGAGGATGAGAAGAGACACGTCAATATACAAAGCTCAAAGGAATGCTTTGGATGATTTCTTGCAATCTTTTTAAAAGTACCCCTCTTAGAAGAAAAATCAAAAATAAGGAGATAAAATGGCAAATAGCTTTGTCCGTTATACGGGCGATGGTAATACAACAGCGTATTCCATACCTTTTAGTTACAGAGTAGCTGGCGATATAACAGTTACGATTAATGGTGTCGCTACAACTGCTTTTACTTATAACGCTGCTGGAACAACCCTTACATTTAACTCAGCTCCTGCCAACCTTAGCTCAATTGAAATTAGACGAACTACAAGTCAGGCTTCAAGATTAACAGATTATTCTTCAGGTTCAGTTTTAACAGAGTCAGATTTAGATACTGATTCAACTCAAGCTTTCTTCATGGGTCAAGAAGCTATCGATGATGCAGGCGATAAGATTAAAATTGATAACACAGATTTTCAATGGGATGCACAATCTAAAAGACTAAAGAATGTAGCAGCGCCAACCGCTGACACAGATGCAGCAACCAGAGGCTTCATATCCACAAACATTCCAAACATTACAACTGTAGCAGGAATTGAAAGCGATGTTACAACAGTCGCTGGAATTTCAGCCAATGTTACAACTGTTGCTGGCAACAATGCTAATGTAACAACAGTAGCTGGAAATATTGCTAACGTTAATACAGTCGCAACAAATATTTCTGATGTAGTAACTGTAGCAAATGATTTAAACGAAGCTATCTCAGAAATTGAAACTGCTGCTAATGACTTAAACGAAGCAACTTCAGAAATAGATACAGTTGCTACAAATATTACAAATGTAGATACAGTTGGAACAAATATTGCAAATGTTAATACAGTTGCTGGTATCTCAGCGAATGTAACAACAGTCGCAGGTATCTCAGCTAATGTTACAAGTGTTGCAGGAAATGAGACAAATATTAACGCTGTAAACTCAAACAGCTCAAACATTAATACAGTAGCTGGAGTTTCTTCAAATGTAACAACAGTCGCTAATAACAATGCCAATGTAACAACAGTCGCAGGCATATCAGGAAACGTAACTACAGTCGCTGGTATTTCTAGTGATGT